CCCAAGAAAGAGCCCCGCAGCAAACCCTCCGGCAAATCTAAACGCACCGACGACGGCTGGGACGCCGATTTCAAAGATTGATTCACCCACAACCCACACACCACACCGACACCCACCATGCCCAACAAACTCAACGCCTACATTGACCCCGCCAAGCTGCAAGGAGCGCATCTGATGCAGATCAAAGACCGCGCTGGCACGCCGCAGGAATGCCTTGTCATCGTGCTCAAGGACTCGCGCATCCGTCGCTCCGAGAAATCGGGCAAGCTCGGCCTTTCCATTGACATCGTGCCCAACAAGGACGGCAAAGACGAGTATGGAAACACGCACTGGATCAAAGAAAGCACCACCAAAGCCGAGCGCGAAAGCCCGCAGCCTCCCAATCTGCACTTCCTCGGCAATGCCCGTGAGTTTGAACTTGGTGGCCAGCGCACCGCCCGCCCCGCCGCAGGCTCGCCCGTGACCGGCGGCAGCGAGGCACCCATGGCCGACGGCATGGAGGACGATGACATCCCGTTTTGAACTGTGAAGGGAAATGCACGCCAACCGTCGAAAATCAGGCGACGGCGAGCGCCAAGCCTGATTTGCACGACAGATGATCTTCGAGCCGCGGCCTGCATTTTCTTTGTTCAGCATCAAAGTCCAAACATCAACCTTATCACATTATGACCCCCGAAAACTTTTGTTATTGGCTGCAAGGCTTGTTTGAGGTGCAAAACCCCCGAGCACTGACCGAAGCACAAACCGCCGTGGTGAAGGAACACCTTCAAACGGTATTCAATAAACGCACAAAGAAGACCGTCGAGCGCACTGAATCGCTCCCGGCTCAGTCGCCTCCAACGCGGGGTGGCCGCATATGCTGAACGGTAATTATTCCAACCACCATTCCGCATAATACCCGCAAAACCGGAAACATCCCCATTACCCCATGATCTCACCCGACACCCAGCTTGTCATTGAAGCTCTGCATGCAGGGCAAGAGGCGCATCCGGTGATTGAGCCGTTGGCGCTGGATGAGTTGCTGGTGCTGGGCGAGGAAGGCGCGGCGGAGGCGGTGGCGGCGCGGGCGGATGCGATTCGCGAGATGGCGGAGCAACCGCTGGATCAGGGCTGGGTGCCGCAGGATTGGTGGCTGTTCTTGTTGGAGCTGTGCCGGAAGCGTCTGGAGCATCCAGGGCGCGTTCTGGAGGTGCTGGTGAGCGGAGGGATTCGTGCGGGCAAAACGCATGTGGCGGCCTCGCTGGCGGTGCAGCATTGGAAGCATGCGCAGAAGGCCACGGTGTTCTGCATGAGCCGTCGCGAGGAGGACTCGCAAAACCTTCAGCAGAAGCCCATCGAGTCCTTTCTGCCGCCCGAGGCGCTGGGCGGTGCGGCGGGCAAGATCAAGCAGGACAAGCACCAGAAGGCGAAGTTCAGCGGCGGCAAGTTCACCGACAACCAGTTCAGCCGTTACCTCATCGTCACCGGGGCCAATGGCGAGCGCTACACTGGCGGCGGCATGGTGCAGTTTCGTTTCTTCACGCAGGAACTGGAGAGCTTCCGGGGCTACGCGCTCACGTTTGTGTGGTCCGATGAAGGCATTCCCGTCGATCACGTCAAAGCGCTGAAGGATCGTCTCGCGTCGCGAGCCATCGAAACGCAGCGCGATGAGCATCGGAAGCAAATGCTGGCGCTGCAAAGCTACCTCGTGCCGCTCGCGGATGGCGTGCCCGGTGCCAAACGGCCGCATGGCGAGCTGCTCGGGGCGCTCATGCACGGCGTGCATCTCATCACCTACACGCCCGAGGAAGGCTTTACGCCGACGGTGCGCTACTTCATGCAGGGCGCGGTGAAGCCCGACAAGTTCAAGGTCATTGCCCCCGAGCTGGCGGCGAAGGGCGGCTGCAAAGATCCGCGTGTGCCCAAGATCGCGTATCCGCTGGAGCCGACCCGGTTGGTTTGTTACCTGCACACCGCCGCGAACAAATACGTCAACGTCTATCCCCAGCTCTCCAAGGACTACGCTGGAGCCGATGAGAAGACCGTCCGCATCAAGCTCTACGGCGACGCCGAGGCCGCCAGCCGCAGCGAGTTCGAGGCCGTGTGGAAACCGGAGCAGCACCTGTGCGATTGGAAAGACCTGCCTCGCGATGGCACGCTCTACGAGATCATCGACGGCGCGGAGGCCAAGCCGTTTTTCATCGGCTGGTTCATCGTCGATCCGATGGGGCGGTTCTGGCAGGCGCAGGAATGGCCGTGTGAAAGCATTGCGATCGACGACATGATGCCCGGCCCGTGGGCTGTGATGAGCGAAAAGGACCGCATGAATGGCGACGAAGGCCCGGCGCAAAAGCTGCGTCTCGGCTGGAACTTCGAGCAGTATGCCGAGCTGGTGTGGCAGATGCGGCATCGCCTGCTGGAGAAGATGAAGGAAACCGGCGGCGAGTGGCAGGGCCGCACCGTGCAGCATCCCGTGAAAAGCGGCGATGCCATCCTGTGCGCCGAGCCGTTCGAGACGTATGGCGATCCGCGTTGGAGCCAGTGGAAGAGCGGAGCCACCGGAGCGACGATCCAGCAGGAGTTCTACGACCTGCCCAATGGCTTCACCATCCTCGTGCCCGAAGGTGTGCGCGTGCAGGAAGGGCTCGCCCTCGTGCGCGATGCCTTCGCCACCACCATCCTCATGCAGCCCAAAGCCCGCGTGAACCGCGAATGCACCAACACCATTTTTGGTTTGCAGAATTTCACGATCCCCGACTACGCCGAGCAGACCAAACGCAAAGACGAAGCCTGCAAAGACCCCGTGGACGTGTGGCGCTACTTCTGCCTCGCCGGGCCGGAGCATGTGCCGCCCGCGGGTTTGGAGATCGTCAGGGGCGGGAGTTATTGAGACAATCAAACAAGGAGACAATCAGACTGTGAACGACACACCAACAACACCAACATCCGACTACGGCGAGCCGTGGAAAGTCGGTCGCATTGATCGCCCAATGGAAGACCGTCATGGGCACGATCCACTGATGCTGCACCGCACTGCCGACGCCATGATCGCTTACCGCAATTCCACCTCGACAAAGCCATGACCACCACCCCAAAACCCACCGCTGCCGCCAAAGCGCCAAGCAAGCCCGCGTTGAAAACCTTGATCACCTGGGCGGAGGTGATGGCGCATGCGCGGCGGGCTCGGATTGGCGAGCACACGGCGCGGAAGATCATCTGCCGGCAGGAAAGCCCGGCTAGAATCCTCTTGCCATCCATGGGCAATTACCGCTATGATGAGGCCGTTGTGCTGCGGGAGTTTGGGCTGCTTTGATCCATTCCTGCCCGCACGGCCATGCTCACTTCCGACCTCGAAACCGGCGAAACCTACGTCGTCGCCTCCGATGAAACGCTCGATCCCACTTGGGTGATCGACGAGATGACGCTTTCGCTCACCGATCTGGGGCCGTGGATTCAGGACATGCAGGACCATGAACGCACCGCGCTGGCCGTTTGGGCCGGGCAGTCGCAGGATGGGCGCAAGCATGCCGCAAACTACGGCAAAAAGGTGTTCCCCTTCGAGGGCTCCGCCGATTCCCGCGTGCATCTGGCGGGCGAAGCCATCGACCAGCTCACCATGCTGGAGATGCTGGCGATCGAGAGCGCCAAGGTGCAGGTGATCGCCATGGAGGCCAGCGATGCGGCCGCTTCCAAGAAGGTCGAGACGCTGATGAAATACGAAACGCGGCAACGCCTGCGGGCCGAGCTGTGGCGCGAGCGCAATTTCGCCCGGCAGATCAAGCACACCTGGGGCCATGCCGTGATGCACGTCGGCTGGGAGCAGCGCATGGGCACGGCGCAGGTCACGCTCAGCATTGAGGATCTGGTGCAAGATCACACGCAAACCAAACTCGCCGAGGCTCGTCTGCAAGCTGCCGAGGCGGGCATGCAGCCCATCGACGCCGATGGCGAACTGCTCACGCCTGAGCAGCAGCTCGCCATTGCCGATGCTGCCGAGGCTGAGCTCAACGACTTGCTGCGGGCGGAAGATGTCGCGCCCATCGTTGCGATGATCCGCCGCCGTCACCCGCTGCTCTCGCCCGTGCGGGCGCGGCGTGTGGCGCGTGAATTGCGCACCGAGGACAGCGTGACTTTCACGGCACCCTACCGCAAACCGGGCAAACCCTGCGTCCGCGCCTACCTGCCCGGCATTGATGTGTTTTACCCGCACTGGTGCGGACAGGTGGACCGCGCTCCGTGGGTGGCGCACGTCGAGCAATACACCGAACCTGAGATCAAAGCCAAAGCCAAGACCGACGGCTGGAACGAGGAAGCCATCGACGCCCTGCTGGACATGGGACCGAAGCCCGTTGTCGATACCTCTGCCGTGCTCAATACCACCGCCGCCAGTGTCGAGCGCATCCTGAACGAGCCCGCCCGCGACACCTTCACCGCCCGCTATCGCAACCGCGAGCAGACCTGGTATGAGGTGCTTCGCATCACCGTGCAGACCGTCGATGAGGAAGGCTATCCTGCCGTGCAAGAGCTGATCTTGCATCCGTCATTGGTCGGCAAGGATCGCCGCAAAGCGGACAAGGAACTCGTGTTCGTGAACCGCTTGCTCGATTACTACTTTGACGGCGGCTGCTACGTCGATCTGCGTCGTGAATACAAGGCACGCCCGTTGTTTGAGAGCCGCGGCGTGCCGGAAATGGTTGGCACGCATCAATACCTGCTCAAGAGCACGCGCGATGCCAGCATGGACCGCACGAGCTTTGCCACCATGCCCATCGTCAAGGTCACGGGCCGCCGTGCTGGCAGTGGTGCCCGCTGGGACTACGAGCCCGGCACGAAGCTGCCCGTCGAGTCTGGCGGCGATGCCGACTACATGCGCCCGCCGCCCTTGGATCAAGGCACGATCCTCGATGCCAACGAGATCCGCAAAGACGTGGCCAATCTGCTCGGCCTGCATCACCGCGAGATCGACGTGGCGAAGGTGCAGATGCACCAGCAATGGATCGTCGCCGGAGCCCTCATGGAAGAGCGTGAGATCCTGCGCCGCATCCTTGCGCTCGATCAGCAGTTCATGGACCCGCTCTATGTCAGCCGGGTGCTCGGCAATGGTGCGCAGCCCTTCCAGGTCACCCGCGAAGAGATCGCAGGCAGCTTCGATTTCGTGCTCGAGTTTGACGTGAAGAGCCTCGACATGGAGTATCTTCAAAAGCGCTGGTCCGCTCTCAAAGATGCCTTCAGCATCCCCGGCGTCGCCGGACAGGTGCCCACAGTGCCCGTCGTGTCGTGGCTGCTCAACAACATCGACCCCGGA